GAGAAATGATACAAAACAGAGAAATGATACAAAACAGAGAAATGATACAAAACAGAGAAATGATACAAAACAGAGAAATGATACAAAACAGAGAAATGATACAGAACAGAGAAATGATACAGAACAGAGCAGACAAACTGGTGGTGCAGAAGATGGATGGAGTCCGGTAATGTTATTTTTAATAGGGATAGCTTCATACTTATACAATATATATTTAGATGAACTTCTTGGTACAATCACTGAGTTACATGAGTTACATGAGTTACAGCGACTTCGTCGCAATAGACATAGAAATTGATTAGAATAAATTTGATATAGTATATATTTAAAAAATACAAAGTTATGTATCGCGATACTCTTATCCTACTTATTCTTAAAGAAATATTTAAAGATCCTTATTTAGTGAATACTATCTATCATATCATAGAAAATGATGAAATAAACGAAATGTTATTAATTCATAAGGGAAAAAGTAATAATTATAAAGAAGATATTCAATTATTATATCCAGGTCTTTTAAGAACAGCATTCTTTGAAAATATTCGTTATACTATAGAAGATGATTTAGAACCTGGTTATTCATTTTATCAGATTAAACCACTCACAGATTGTGGTAATAAGATTTATTATGATAATTATCCATTTAGATATAATATTCCTGAAATAAATAAACATAAAAACACAAGTGGAATTGTATTATTAAATCAGATGAGAAGAAAATATGCTTTTACTATCTTTGGAAAAAATAAAATAAAAACATTGCTTCATAAAAGAAATATATACGCTGATAATGATTTATATAATAAATCAAAAATATCACTCTGGTATGATTTTGAAAATAAAGAATTCACTAAATAAATTTGATTTTAAAGATTAATTCAATAATTAAATATATATTGAAACTATGTCTGATACAAAATGGAATAATGCTGTAAATTTAATGATTAAATCTATTAATAGTGATAATAATATGAGAGACTTCTTCGTTGATTTTACGCCTAGTGAAAATACAGGTTATGCTTGGTCACAAGATCCAAGATATAAATATTATACAAATATACTTGATAGACTTACATATGAAACAGGTCATAGTGGTGCTTCATTTGCTACATGTCTTAGAGAGGCAGTGAATATTATTCGTAAAGATGTTGTTGTCGCAGGAGAAGTTACAGGTTCAGATGAAAATATTATTACTCTTGAACCGATCTCATAAATAGTTCCATCTGTTTTATCCATTTTCTACCTAATTTAGTAATTCTTTTATATTTTAAACGTTTTTTATGAATCGTTTTCTTACGCTTACGTTTATATTTTCGTTTACTATGATATTTTCTCTTCATTATTTAAAAATATAGATATATTTATTTTTATAATATGGAATTTAATCTTGAGAATATTTCATCATTTGTGTCTCTTTTCGGCACTGCTTGTGGTTTAGTGTCAAGAGTTCCTCAAGTATATAAAGTTTATAAATCACAGTCAGTGAATGATTTATCATCAAATACTATGAGATTAAATATTACAGCGAATAGTTGTTTTCTTTTTTATACTCTTGTTCACGAACAATATCCTATTACGATGAACTGCTTAGCAGTAATTACTTTAGAAGGTTCTTTATTGTATATGAAACATAAATTTGGTAAAATAAAAAAGAGTTCATCGCAAACGAGTTTAGTTGGTATGGATTTGAGTGCTATGGTAGATGAAGAGAATTAAATACTACCAAATTTATGGATTTTCTATATCTAAAACATTTTCATTTCTATAATAATATTTTAATAAGACTAAAATTATCATAAATATTAATTCCATAGATGAAGAAAGATAAACTGGTGGTAAATCTTTATGAATTGAATAAATTAATCCTAAGATAATCGCACCTATATAAATAGCTTGCCAGCCATATGAAATATCATCTAGATTTTTTGACTTACATGATTTATATAACTGAGGTATCAGTGATATAGAAAATAATAAACCTGCCAAGTATCCACAAGTTTCATAGATATCAAACATTTATATTAATTTTGTCTTATCATATGATATCAAATTTTTGATGATTGTTCATAAATTTGATTATATTTACGAACAATTTTAATCACTAAAATTATTCTGACTGGGTTAAACACTCACCACTTACTTACGCTTACTTACACTTACTACTACGCGCTCTAACTACACGCTCATACTACTCGCTCCAACGCCAACATGGTATTTCATCGAGAACAGCGACGGGCCGGCAAAGAGATCATCGATAAGTTCACCAGGGAGCAACCTTTCACCGTCCTCTTGGCGCAGATGCAAAGTGGCAAGACAGGCACATACCTCTTTGCTGCTTACGAAATGATCCGTCTTGGGTTAGTCGAAAGAGTTGTCATCATATGCGGTTCGGCAGAGACTTCCCTACGCAAGCAGGCACGCGATGACAAGGAGGAAGCGCTGAAGGCATATCAGCGAGAACTCTTAGACAACGACGACAAAGACGGGTTGGCTCGCCTTCTTAATGGAAAGGTTGATGTCCACTTCTCTAATGATCTTTCTGAGATAAATGAGATCACCGCGCGCACACTCATTGTCCATGAAGAGTGTCACATGGCACAGAGCAAGAGCAACAAACCGTACAGAGAGTTTTACCGTGTTAACGGGCTCGAGGGAGCGTTGCTTGGAGACTTCAAGGTTCTTCGGGATAACTCCAACTACATCCTTGGAGTGAGTGCCACACCTTTCTCGGAACTGGTTGCAAATGCGCGGGTTTCTTTAAATGAACACGATGAGTTCGAAACTCGTCTGTTCGAAGAGATGGATTATGAACCTGAGGAAAAATACATTCACCAGATGTCTCCGGGCCCAGGATATCTTGGTGTTCCAGACTTCTACCGCGCTGGAAGCATCAAGTTCGAGTCTCAGAAGATAGAATCCACGACGGATCACTTCTTCCAAGTCTTGCGCGAACATCGCTCTAAGTATCTTGGAAAGTACTGTATCGTCAGGACATTCGAGAGCAAAGGAACTTACAGTGTTATCCTCGGTGGATGTAAGCAGTTGGGCTACGACTGTCTACACTCCTTCGCAGGGGAAAAAGGTATCAAGAAGATCCTTGAAAATGCCCCAGAAAATCCGACGGTGATTCACATCAGTGGTCGTTGTCGGATGGGTCAGGTGATTGACAAACGGCACTTGGGAATGGTCTACGAGTCCAGCAGTGATCCTAATGCAGACACTCTGCTCCAGGGTCTAGTTGGTCGCGTGTGTGGATATGACACGACTACTGACATCGATGTCTATGTCTCTTGTACCTCTGAAGAGCACATCGCAGATTACTCTAAAGCTTGGTCAGATGGAGATACTGAGCTGCTTGGAAAAATCACGAAGGCGATGAACTTGAAGAGTGGTGGTCGTAAGGTGACTCTGAAGGCAAAAGACAAGGATGGTATTGAGATCATGCCAATCCATCCGATCCGCATCCCTGGTGAGTTGCTGGATATTAATGTGAGAGATGATTTGGGTTGGCAAGTTCATCAATGTCTCTCTGAAAATCCCGAACTCATCAAGTGCCAAGATGACTCCGAGGAAATAAAAAAGAGGATTCAAGACAGTGGAAGGTTTCACAAGTCAACAAGAACAAATCGGGTAGAAGATGAACAGATACTCATGTCATCTGTGGTGAATCATAAACGCATGCGCCCGGGCAAGCTGAAATCTGTAAATGATACACCTCAAAAATATTCGCTCGAAGATAATCCATTCATCCTTTACAAGCGCAAGGGTAGTACCGATTACTATCTGGGTGGATGGGTCAGATACAGAGAGGAAGTTCATGGCGCTGATGAGATTGATCGTCCGACACCGAAAGTCTCCCCGGAGTGCAATTATGTTCCCAGCGTTGAACCCATATCAGAAGAACCAAGGGGAGAATCACAGGTGAAGTCCGGTTTCACGCCTTCAGGAGAATCAATATGCGAAGAATATATGAAAACATCATCTAAGACATCATCAGAGTCCGAAATATCTGCCCCGGCTATCGATATAGGAGAGTGCGAAGTTTATGAGATTGGACCTATGCCGAGAATGGTTTGTGAAGTAGATACGACTGAAGAGTTTATCGGTACAGTGAAGAATCTTAACAAAAAAGGAATGAGATCTTATCGTCCAATATGGATGGCAGGAAATCCAGAACCAGTTGCAGTTCATTTGAAGTTGAGCGTCTTCTCCAAGGAAGAAGTTGAAAAGATAAAAAAACAATTGAAGAAAGAATTAGGTATCAAGTTGGTAGTGAAAGGTACTCCAGGTAGACCCTCCAAAGCAACACAAGAGTACCGTAAGATGAAAGAAATCACTTGGTAATAATTAAAATTAAATAAAATAAGATAAATTTTTTTCTATACACTAATTATAAAATATGGATCACGAATTTAAATGTATCATAAATGCTTCAATTTTTGCTATCTTATTAAACTTGGTTTTACCTTTTTTGGTAGATTATTTACCAGTAAATAAATCAAATGAATATTTTAAAATGCTCGCTCATCATAAAAAGACCCCCGTATCTAGTAGCGTTATTGTCGCAGTAATCACGGGTTTAGCTGTTTATTTAGGTTATTTAGTAAAACCTGTTGAACGTCTACAAAAACTAGTTTAAAATTTGATATCTTAATTAATTTTTTTTTAATTAAAAATATTCTTACATTATGACTCTTTCTTATGAAATGAGTCTCGGAAACTATTCTGACTTTTATCTCACAATTAAAGGTGAATTAAAAACTGAAAATGTATTTGGTACAGTCTCAGAAGTACAAATATTAGATAGATTCCTTAAAGAAAATTTAATCAGTAATGAATTTCATAAACTTAATCTTCAAAGGTGTATCCGATGGGACAAAGAAAATATGAATAAAGATTTATTCATTAGTATGTTTATATCATCATTATTAATATCATTAATTTATTACTACTTTGTTCATGAAAATAAATATATATTATTTAAGTATTGTATATATATTTATATCCTTATTGTTTATTATTTGTCTTTTAAATATTTTCAATTAATCATTAAAAACGTTTAAAATATGATTATAATATAATAATCATAATTATATGTGGTATAAAATTATCTCTGAATTTCAAAAAAATAATAAGACAACGCTAGATTTAAAAGTAGAATTACACTTAGCTTTTTATGTAATGAACTTATTAAAAACACATTACACATTTTCTATTCATGATGAAAACTTAATAATAAAAGATAAATCTGATAAAGAGATAGATAAGAATACTTTTTTTTATTGGTATAGTTTTACTAGATTTAATGAATTAATAAAAGAAGAAGAAACAATATTCAAAGAATTTAATATATTAAGAGATAAAGTTTTACCAGCAATAGAAAAGATTAAATTACCTGAATTAAAAGATACAGATGATGAACAGACAAAAAAGAAAAAAATAGATAAAATTACAAGTAATAATGAAAAAATAACAAAACTACAAGATCATGTTAAATCAGAAGCTGATAATAGTAATCATAAAATAAATACTTTGAGAAATTTCAGAAGTATGTATCCTTCTATAGATTCATTAGAAAGATTTTTAAAGAATATTCATATTATATTAGAAAATAAATAACAATCATGGGAAGTTTTAAAGAGCAAAGATTTAATACTTGATATTTTTCATATTCTTGTTTGTAATTGATAGTAGTCATTAAAACTTTCTAATTATTATATTTATATTTTTAAGTCAAATTTTTATATTTTATATATATATAAATGGGGGATACAGATAATGAAGCAAACGAAAAAAAAAATTTTAAAGATGCTGCAAAAAATGTTGGTGTGAATACATTAAGTGCAGCGGGACAGGCTGTAGGGGCTATGGGAAATGCCTCTGAAGCCGTCGGCAAAACTACATTAAGTGCTAGTAATGTATTAGAAGGTACGAGTAATGTTTTAAAATCAGCAGGTAATTATGTCTCGGGTACCATGGATAGAAGGCGGGGTAAGAAAGATGCTTTAGCTAATTTAAAAACTGAGCACGCTATGAGAATGCTAAAGGCAAAACAAGATAAAGAATATAACGAAAAATACGGGAATATTTCTGACTCGAATAATATGACTGGTGGAAAGCGGAAAAATAAAAAGACACGTAAACATACTAAGAAGAGAAAATATAAAAAGAATCGTAAACATACTAAGAAGAGAAAACATACTAAGAAGAGAAGAAACCGTTAAGGATTGTTATTATTTTCACTAATATAATCTTTATCTAATACGTTGTATGAAACGAATTCTGTTAAAAATGCTGATAACATTCTATCATCTTTAACTGAATAATATGCGATACTTAAACTATTGTATAATTTCATCTGAACTAATAATGTGAATGAGACAAAACAAGACAGGGTTGAGGCACTATGATAATCTTGATATAAAATATTTATCATTAATATCATATTAATCATATAAACAAATGCTGTAACACTTAAGCCATAGAAATACAACCTATTTAACCGATCCATTTTTTTATCTAATTTTGGTTCATTCACCATAATATTTTTCAAAGCATTGTCCGATTTATCTTTGTCTACATCTAAATATTTAATTGACCAATTTTCACGTTTTAATTCCAAAAGATAAACATATATAAAGCAAAAAAAAGATAACATATTAAAATATAGAGTGAATCGATGATAGATTTCATTGTTTTCAAAATTCTCAGTGATAGTGCATATCCTCACGGAGTGCCCATCTGGAATGATTATACTAGTGCCGTTAATGATTTCTTCGCCTTGACGACAAGCCTGTGGTACAAAAAGAACCAGCATAGAACCAGTCAAGATCTTATAAAATTGAAGAATGAAGATACCTATTACCTTGATTCGTTGGATGATATCCTGATCAACTTTCATTTATAAAGGATATATATATTATTTTAATGTTTATATTTCAGGTGTTAAAATATCAGGTGTAGATATTTCATCTAACCCGCAATTTCGTATATATTTAGGAGTTTTTGATTCTAATAACATACGGAGATGCTCTATTTTCTGTTTATGTAATCTTATTTCATTTTCTTTCTGTTTTAAATCATTTTCTAAGAGTATATTTTCTTTGTATAGTTGTGTCGCTTTTCGTAATCCTCTACCCCAGCCGTAAATATGACACTCTTTTTCAAGTGCTCGTTCAAACCAGAATCCTTTGTCTTCTAAACTTTTATCATCAATAATATAATTATTTTCTGGTGTACTTGGTGAATTGTTCTCATCCGGAATAAGTTCCATTTTATATCTATGATATTTTGTTTTTATTTATTATCTTTTAATAATTATCAAATTTAAATTTAAAAGATAAATCTTAAATACTATTAATATGAATCATATAAAATCCTGTTTGCCGAAAAAAAAACAAGTATATGTTCTTGAACTTGAGTCTGGTAAATATTATATTGGTGAATCAATTAATCCTAAAAATAGAATTAAATCTCATTTTGATGGTAATGGTTCTTTATGGACGAGATTATATCCACCTATTCAAGTATTAAAACCATTCACTAAACGACAAGATGAATTATGGGAATTATCCGAAACTATTCAAAGGATGGGCTATCATGGGATAGATAATGTAAGGGGTTCATTATTCACAAAAGAAAATCTTACTAGTTATGATAAAGTAATGGCAGCACAATTATACTGTGAAATGAATAATCTATGTCGTAAATGTGGTTCATCTGAACATTTTATAAATCAATGTGTATCATTAAACAAAGAACCTTGGGTATATCAGTTCGGAGGTATCTTGGAATTTGATAAATTAAATAATCTTACAAGTATTTAAAATTTGATTTATGATTAGTGATATAAACTAATCACTAAAATAATATCGGTATGGATTTCATCGTTAGCTATCATCTCTATTCGCAGTTCAAGAAAAAAGAAAGAGAAGAGAAGAAACCTAAATCTCTGGTTGAAAATGTTGAAAATTCAGATAACGAACATAATAAGATAAATAATACTTGTCCTCGTTGTGGTCAAGATCCATATTTCTGTCAATGTAAAAATAATATTAAAGCGATGTATAAATATTTTAATCCCGAAAAAGATATCTATTAAATATATATTATGAGTATT